GGGAGCACGGCGGGGTGGCAGGCGACGTCTTCGTGAAGGTCGCCTACGAGGAGCCCTTCGTGGACGCCATCGGCCGACTGCGGCCGGGGAAGTTCCGGATCCTCCCCCTCAACCCGGCCTTCTGCTTCCCCGAGTGGCACCCCCACGACCGGTCCCGCCTGATCCGGTTCAAGTTGAAGTACAAGTTCTGGGGCACGGCGGCGGATGGCGCACGGCAGGTCTTCACCTACACGGAGATCCTGACCGACGACATGATCGAGGAGTACATCAACGACGAGCGCATCGACGCTCGGCCGAACCCCATGGGCGAGATCCCCATCGCCTACACCCAGAACCTCCCGGTGGCGTCGAGCCCGTGGGGCCTGTCGGACATCACCGACATCATCAGCCTCAACCGGGAGTTCAACGAGAAGGCCACCGAGGTCTCCGACATCATCAACTACCACGGCTCGCCCGTGACGGTGATCATCGGGGCGAAGGCGTCGAACCTGGAGAAGGGCCCCAAGAAGGTCTGGACCATCGGCACCAAGGACGCCCGCATCGAGAACCTCACGATGGACACGAACTTCCAGGGGATCCTCGGCTACATGGAGTTGCTGAAGCAGTCCATGCATGAGATCACGGGCATCCCGGCCCAGGCCCTCGGCATGCAGCAGCCGGTGTCGAACACCTCCGGGACGGCCCTGGCGGTCCAGTACTTCCCCCTCATGCAGAAGTACGGCCTGAAGAAGACCCAGTACACCCGGCTCTTCAAGCGCATCAACGAGTTGGTGATCCTCCACGCCGCCCTCAAGGAGCCCCAGGCCCTGGTCTGGAACCCGATGGTGTCGACGGTGCCGCTCCAGCCCGGGCAGTACGAGATCTGCGACCCCAACGACCCGATCACCTACGACACCCACGTCCTCTGGCCCGATCCGCTGCCGGTCGACGTCCTCGTCAAGATCAACGAGGTCCAGGCGAAGATGGCGATGGGGCTGGAGTCGAAGCGTGGCGCTCTCCGTGAGTTCGGAGAGGTCTTCACCGAGCAGAAGATCTCCGAGGTCAACGACGAGATGCTGGAGGACGTGAAGGAAGCCGCTGCGATGCAACTGGTGCAGGCGCAGGCGGCGCAGTTCATCATCCAGGCCACCGGCATGACACCGGACGGTCAGCCGCTGATGATCCCGGGCATGGAGACAGGCCCGGACGGCGAGCCCACGGGGATGGCTCCGGCCGTCAACACGGACCTCGCCATGGAGATCATGAACCGGGCCTTCGCAGAAGAGCCCCCGCAGCGAGAGTCGTTCTCCGACACCTAAGGAGTCGGAAGTTGATGGCGGTATCGCATAGCGAGTGAGTATGCGATATCATTCGCCCCCAGTAGGACCGGACAACCCACCGTAGCGAGGATCGATTCATATGCCGCAGGAAGTCACGGAGACGAACGACGGGTTCATCGTGGGAGCCGATCCCAAGGAGCCGCCTCGCCAGGTGGCCGATTGGTCACCGGGCCCGCAGCAGCAGACCGTCGCCCCGCCTCCGCCGCAAGCACCGCAGCCGTCCTACACCGCCGAAGACATCGAGAAGGCCCGCCGGGAAGAGAAGGACAAGTTGTACGGGCGGATCGAATCGATGTCCGACGAGTTGAGAACCCTCCAGCAGGAACGTGAGGCTCGGGAAGCCGAGGCTCGGGCTCAGCAGGAGGCCGAAGAGGCCGCACGGCGGGCGGCAGAGGAAGAGGCGATGTCGCTCCAGCAGCGCATGGAGGCCCGGGATGCCGAGTGGCAGTCCAGGCTTGCTGAGTTGGAGGAGCGGTACGAGAGCGACAAGGCGGTCTTCGACAGGGAGCGAGCGTTCATCGCCCTGGAGGAGTACAAGACCCGCAGGGTCCACGCCGAGTCGGAAGCGATCCTCCCCGAGTTGCTCGACCTCGTTCGGGGGAACAACGAAGAAGAGATCGAAGCCTCCATCGAAGAGATGAAGGCTCGCACGGCCGCAATCATGTCCCAGGTCGAGCAAGTCGTGGGGCAGCAGCGGCAGCAGATGAGGGGAGCAGCACCAACCGCTCCTCCTGTCGGACCATTGGAGCAGCAACCGCAGTACGAATCGTTGACGCCCGCCGATGTGGCGAGCATGGACATGGAAACGTATCGACGCCATCGTGATGGTCTCTTGCAGGCAACCGGACGGCAGTACCGAGGTCGGTAAGCCCCCGGGGACCCTGAGTCTCTGACCTGACATTCAAGAGCCAACGTCCACACAGGAGGACACCCGATGGCTTTCCAGATCCCCGACGGCTCTGCCGTCACGGGTACGAACCGTGTTGCCGCAGGCATCACGGGCAGTGCCTACGCCGCCCCCGCCGTCTACGACTCGTCGTTCGCCGGGGCCAACGTCGTCGGTGGCTACGCCGCTGGCGCAACCGCCGGGACCACGCTGCTCGGTCCCGCCATCCAGACCGTCTGGAGCAAGGAGATCTTGTTTCAGGCAATGCCCGTGCTTCGGTTTGAGCAGTTCGCGGTGAAGAAGACGGAGTTGGGCGTCATGCCTGGCCTCACCGTCAACTTCATGCGGTACAACAACCTGCCGATCCCCACCGGGCCGCTGGTGGAAGGTCTTCGCATGAAGACCTACGGGATCACGGCGCAGCAGTACCGCATCACGGTGGCGGAGCACGGCTTCGCCCTCGCCGTGAGCGAGTTGCTCCTCAACGCCTCCTTCGATGACGTGATGGCCTCGGCCTCCCGTCTCCTGGGACGCAACATGGCCCTGTACATGGACGTGCAGGCCCGTGAGACCATCCAGTCGGCCACGTCCATCGTGTACGGCTACGCCGCGCCGACGGACCTCACCACCGGCTACGGCATCTACAACAAGGGGGTGCAGGGTGCTTCGGGCACCATCGCCTCCGGCGGCTTCTTCCTCACGCCCCACTCCGTCAAGGACGGCGTGCTGGAGTTGTCGAGCAAGAACATCCCCCGGCTGGGTGAGACGTACGTCTGCTTCATCCACCCGGCGCAGTCCCGGCAACTGCGTGACACCCCGGAGTTCATCGAGGTCAGCAAGTACGCTGCCCCCGGCAACTTCATGCTCGGTGAGATCGGTCGTCTCTACGACGTCGTCTTCATCGAGACCACGCAGGTCGGCCGCCCGCTGACCAACCTCCAGGCCCTCGGTGAGGAGTACGACGACGGCACGGCGGTTGCGTGGCGTGGTGACGACTCCTCGTCCACGCTCGACGCCTCGGCAGACGGCCCTGCGCTGTCGACCGGTGTGTCGGCGTCGGAGCCGGGTGCCACGGGGACCCCGGGCTGGGACCAGCCCTGGCCGTCGGACTACACGGTCGCTCCGTCGACCGAGCAGTTTGAGGCCCTGATGCTGGGCGACAACGCCTTCGGTCACGCCATCTCCCTCCCGGTGGAGTTGCGTGACGGCGGCGTGCTCGACTTCGGTCGTGAGCACGCTCTGGCGTGGTACAGCATCTGGGGCTTCGGTCTCATCACGGACAGCGCCGTGGTGAAGATCCGGACGAACGGCTGAGCCAAGCACAACCTCTGCACGTCGTGTACAGGGGCAGGTCTTCTTGACCTGCCCCTGTATGCGATACTGCTATCGATACAGCCACCCAAGGAGAACTCATCGTGACCGAGAAGCGTGTACCCGTACAGGGAGAGGCCCGGAACATCGAGGTCGAGGGTGAGATCGGGACCCTCAATCAGGTGTTGACCGGTCCGGTCCTTCCGGAGGTCGAGGTCGACAAGGTCACCGACCTGGAGCCCCGGGGTGTCAACCCGAACCAGCGCCGCATGGTGCAGATCCGGGTGAACGAGGACATCGAGAACATGTCCTACGTCGCCAGCAACCAAGTCGAGCGGTACACGTTTGAGGCGGGGCACCGCTACAGCGTGCCCGTCGAGATCGCCCGGGAACTTGAGTCCCTGGGCAAGATTTGGCACTAGGAGCCGACATGGGTATCGCCACGGTCCACTACCTGTCCATGAACGTGCAGGCGGGCACCATCACCAACCCCGGGGCGGTGAATGCGACCGTGTCGGAGACGTTCACCTTCACCGGCATGTCGGAGTCCGCTCCGTACACCATCGTGTGGGGTGACGCCACGGCGAACACCGCAGTGACGTCGGACGCCTCCGGTGTGATCACCCAGGCGCACACCTACGCCACCGTGGGCTCCAAGACGATCAACGTCTACAACGGCACCGACACCTCCGGGAACGCAGTCGCCACGCTCACCTTCACCGTCGTCTGATAGGGGCTCAGCCGCATGGCTCTTCGTGATGGGTTCATCATCCCCAACTCGGGGACGTACGGCCCTGATCTCCAGTCTCAGCAGCCCGACCAAGGCGACTTCCTCATCCTCGGCAACTCCCAGACGGGGGTGGTCGTAGGGTGCAAGGTGACGTTGACGGGCTTCACGGCGGCCATCGGTGTCGGCCCCCACATCGTCGTCCTGAACGGCGAGATCTTCTCCCTCAGCCCGAGCGTGGCCGTCGCCATCGCCGGGAAGGGGGCCCTCCCCCGGTTCGACCTCGTCGTGGTGGACGCCACCAACGGCTACTCGGTCCTCACCGGCACCCCCGCCTCCAACCCCGTGTTCCCGGATGTCTCCGACACGGTGGTCATCCTGGCGGCGATCTACATCCCGGCGGCGGGTGGCTCCACCAACCCGCACATCGTGGACAAGCGGAACCTCCTCACGAACGTCGTGGTGGGGGTGGACGAGCCCGTCCTCATGCGGAACTACGACGCCGCCGGGGACGTGGTCCGCTTTGAGATCGACGGCGAGGGCAAGTTCTCCTGGAACGACGGGGACACCCTCCTGGAGCGGGTGAGCCCCGGCGTCCTCAGGATCACCGACGAGTTGGAAGTCGGTATCGTTACCGCCTCCGACAGTATGAGCATCAACGGGTACGAGGTGCTGACGTCCCGGCGCATCTCCTGGGGCCCGTTGGATGACCGCCCGCCCACCTCGGAGATCGGCTCGATCTGGGTCGACACCACGCTGGGCAACATCAGCGTCTGGCGCTACGACGAGGAAGGCGACCCCGTCTGGGACTCCCTGGGGCCAGACGGCCAGCGAGCAGGTCGGGTCTTCCTGTCCTTCCTCTCCCCCGATCAGGTCCCTGAGGCCCTCCCCCTCCTCGGTCAGTCGCTCCCCGTGGCGAACGCCGGGAACCTCCCCAACATCCACCCCGAGTGGGTCAGCGGCGGGCTGATCACGCTCCCCGACGCCCGGGGCATGTTCTTCATCGGGGCAGGGCAGATCAGCGGTGAGCAGCCTGGGTTCGTGAACCGGACCTGGGGCACTCGGATCGATGACAAGGGCACCATCTCGTCGGTCCTCGACATCCCGAACCTGCCGCCCCACGACCACCAGTTCGGTTCCTCCTCCAGCGCCACGGGGGCCAGTGGGGGCCACTCCCATGATGGCTTCACCTCAGCGTCCGGAGGCCACAACCACACCGTGAGCAACGGTGGCCTCCACCAGCACATCGCCACGGACATCGGTCACTCCCACACCTGGGACTACGGCTATCCGATCTGCGCCACGCTCGACGGTGCCGACACCTGCATCGACAACATCTTCAACGACTCGTCGCACTCGTACCACACACGACCTGGGCAGTACTCCAGACAGTCGTACGCCAACATCGTGGTCAACCAGGCCGGGAGCCACACCCACGGCATCGTGGCCGTGGGTGACCACTCGCACCCGGTCTCCCTGTCCGGGTCAGGTGCCCACACTCACGCTCTGCCCGCTCACTCCGCCGTGGGCCAGGGTGTGCCGTTGACCTTCCGCCCACCGTCCCTCAGCCTCTACGCCTACATCACGATCTAGGAAGCGACATGGCACTCACGCCGGTCGTCTACCGCATCCAAGACCTCAATCCGGGAACCTTCACCGAGTCCTCGGGGCTGTTCGCCTCGCAACTGGAAGAGATCCCCTACCCACTGGGGGAGACCGAAGAAGCCAACGCCGAGGGCACCTGGCCCCCGGCCGGATTCAGGGAAACTGGGATGTCCACCGCCACCACAGAGTCGGTCTCCAGCCTGAGCCTCCTCCCCCAGGGGTTCGACTTGGCCTGGGTCCAGGGCGACACGATGACGGCCCAGTTCCTCTTCACCGACGTGCTCTGGACCCTCGATGACCCCGGTGTCGAGGAGCCCCTCTACAACAACGTCCCCGTGGCGGTGTCGACGGCCGCCCTCACCTCCGGGGTCGCCACGCTGACCACGGACAGTGACCATGGCTTCTCCGTGGGCTTCAGCGTCACGGTGAGCGGTGTGGGTGATCCATATGACGGCGTCTTCACCGTCCTGACGGTGCCCTCGGCCACCTCCTTCACCTACGCCCCGCCACCGGAGGTGGACGAGGACTTGGTGGAGATCCCGTTCGATGACATCGCCTCCGCAGCAGTGGACGGCGAGGTGAGCATCACCAACATGCCCGTGTGGGTCGCCACCGAGTGGGCGGCGCAGGTGCGGAACCCGTACCTGTACTCGACCTACGCCACCGACTACTGGGTCCCGGCGAACGGGTACCAGTACAACTGGTGGCGGGGGCACAGCGTCGTGGCGGAGTTCCATTGCGGTGCGGCAGTCCAGATCGTTCCCGGATCGGACCCGATCCAGTGGGGGACGATGGTCACCCTCACCCTTCCCTCGGACCGCAGCATGCTCGTCCTCCCGGGCAACTGGTACCGGTGGGATCTCCAGTCCCGGACCATCGAGAACGAGGTCCGGACCCACCTGCGTGGGCGAGTGAATGTGGTGACTGAGTGGACCGTGAGGTGATCCGTGCCGCCGCCGATCATCCCGATCCCGAATGAGCCGACTGCGGTCATCATCCAGACCCAGACCGGTCAGTCCGTCAAGGTCACCCCGTCCACCGCTCGGCCCGTCCAGGTAGGCAGCAACCAGGGCCCCCGTGGGGCTACCGGGCCGCAGGGCCCTCCCGGTGAGGACGGCATCCTCGGGTCCGAGGGGACTCAGGGCGAGACCGGCGTCACGGGTGCAACCGGCTCTGGTGCCACCGGAGCGGAAGGCCCCACCGGACCGGCGGGGGCCACAGGTACGACCGGGGCAACCGGCTCCGGCGCTACCGGAACCGCAGGGGCTACGGGCTCAGCGGGGGCGACAGGGGCCCAGGGTTACACCGGGGTCACTGGTGCGACCGGAACGGGGGCTACAGGAGCACAGGGCCCCGCTGGTGCCACCGGGACCAGTGGGGCTACAGGTGTAGCCTCTACCGGCGCAACGGGCACTCAGGGCGTCCAGGGCGTCGTAGGGGCGACTGGAGTCACCGGGGCAGCAGGTGCCACCGGAGTCGGGGCGACAGGCATCACTGGTGCCACGGGTGCGACCGGCGTCACGGGTGGCGTGGGGGCGACGGGGACCACCGGAGCGACCGGTGTCGGTGCCACGGGAGTCACAGGTGCTGTCGGTGCGACGGGCTCAGCGGGGGCTGTAGGCGCTACTGGTGCGGGCGTGACCGGTGCCACTGGCGTCATCGGTCCGGCCGGGGCCACTGGTGTCGTCGGTGCGACTGGTGCCGGTACGACTGGGGCAACCGGTACGACAGGGGGCGCTGGGCCAGCCGGAGCCACAGGGGTCATGGGTGCCACGGGAGCAGGTACCACCGGGGCCACTGGTACCCAAGGTCCAGCCGGGAACACGGGTGTCACGGGCGCAACCGGTGCTGGCACGACCGGCGCGACGGGGACCCAGGGCCCCGCTGGGAACACAGGCGTCACAGGTGCCACTGGTGTCGGGACCACCGGGGCCACGGGTGTGGGGGCCACCGGGGTCACTGGCGCTGCTGGTGCCACCGGGACTACCGGGGCTGCTGGTGCCACCAGCGGGGTCGTGCGGTATCAGTGGAAGACGTCCACCGCTTCCTCCGACCCCCTCCATGGCTACATCAAGTTCAACAACGCCACGCTCTCGGCGGTGACGGAGATCTACGCCTCCGCCTACGACACCTCCGGCGTCTATGTACCGGACACCACTGAGATCGTCGCTGGGTCCATCATCAAGGTCTATCGGGCTGGCTTCGCCGGGGAGTACGTCCAGTACATCGCCACGGCCCCGCCGACCAACAACGGGCCGAACGAGTGGGCCATCGTCCCCGTCACCTACGCCGCCACCGGTCCCGGGGGCTTCGCCCCGGCGGGGAACAACCAGATCATCGTCCAGTTGCCTCTCCAGGGCATCGCAGGTGCCACAGGGATCACCGGGGCCACCGGAGCCGGGGGGTCCGCTGGTGGGGTCGGAGCGACAGGGGTTACTGGTGCCACGGGTACGACCGGGGCCACGGGGGTGGGCACCACTGGTGCTACGGGTATCACCGGAGCAACAGGCGTCGGCACCGTCGGAGCCACCGGTACAGCGGGCTCCGCAGGTGCGGTGGGAGCCACTGGGGTGGCCGGAGCCGTAGGTGCAACAGGTACTGCTGGCGGGGCTGGTGCAGCCGGGGCCACGGGTGTCACCGGGGCTACAGGTGTGGGCACGACCGGGGCCACCGGCACGGCCGGGGATACTGGAGCAACCGGCGTCACTGGTGCCACTGGCACTACCGGCGGAGCGGGAGCGGCTGGGGCCACGGGTGTCACTGGTGCTACCGGCACCGCTGGGGCTGCTGGTGACGCCGGAGCGACCGGAGTCACCGGGGCCACCGGCTCTGGCACAACAGGTGCTACCGGCGTCACGGGTGCCACGGGTTCTATCGGTGCGACCGGGGCCTCGGATGTCACGGGCGTGCGGTTGGTGGACCTCGCCACCATCGACTTGGCCGATATCACCGATGACGACTACTTCCACATGGTCGACGTCTCGGACACGACCATGTCCCCCGAGGGCTCCGACTTCAAGGCCGAGTTCGGGGACATCCGGACGTTCCTCACCGGGGCCACGGGCGCTGTGGGCTCAACCGGCGTCAGTGGAGCGGTGGGGGCAACGGGAGCGTCCGGTGGTGTCGGTGCTACCGGGGCCGTTGGAGCCACAGGCGTCGCTGCTTCCTTCGTGACCGAAGTGCTCCTCTCGGACCCGAACGGCGCTGTCGTGGCGGTAGGTACGAGCCTGGTCGCTATCCGGGTTCCCTCCACGATCACGGGGAAGAACCTGTCGGCGGTGGCTGCATCGGTGACGACGGTGTCGACGTCGGGAACACCCACTGTCGATATCAACCGAGAGCGGGCCGGGTCGGTGGTGTCGATGCTCTCCACGAAGTTGACCATCGACATCAACGAGAAGGACTCCAAGGACGCCACCGCCCCAGCCGTCATCGACACCGCCAACGACGACGTGCTGACCGGTGACCAGATCCTCATCGATGTGGACGTGGCGGGCACGGGGACCAAGGGCCTCGTCGTGGAACTCCAGTTCTCCTAGAAGGGGTTGATAGTGTCTCGATACCGTAAGAAGCCGGAAGGTTCCTGATGCCTGCACCGCAGTACTCGATCAGCACCGAGGGCGCTGGTGGCACGGACGTCTCGCTGACCGGCACGACGAAGCGGACTGTCCTCGGCGTCAAGGCTCACGCCAACTCGGGACTGCTGCTCCTCGGGTTCTCGATCTCGATGGTCGACACGAACGCCGCTGAGGTGCCGGTGCTGGTCGAGGTCTCGTACTCGACGTGGGCGACGCAGGGCACGATGGGCACGAACAACACCACGGCGACGCCCACCCAGATCAACGGGCGGTCGATGGCGGCGGGCTTCACGGCAGGTCATTCGTGGACGACGCAGCCCACGGTCATCACGTCGCTGGTGTTCCCGACGTTCACGCTCACGCCGAACGGTGGCACGTTCATCTACAACTGGCCGCTTGGGACCGAGCCCGACTGCGCCCTCGCTGAGGGATTCGCCATCTCCTGTACCGCTCCGGCGAACACGGCGTGCCGTGCGGGGATGATTGTCTCTCGGGCGTAGGTTATGGCACTCGCGGCGACCAGTCGTGGCACGGGTGGCGACAACAGCGCCGGGACGACCCTCACCCTGAACCCATCCGGGGCGATTGTTCTCGGCTCTCGTCTGGTACTCGCGCTCGCCGTCGACAACTCAGCAGCGTCGGGCGGCAACCCCTTGGCCCAGGTCGGCCTGGTCACCGACGACGCTAGGGGTAAGGGCAACACCTGGCAGCGGATCTGCTCGGCCATCAAGACTGGCGGAGCGTCAAACGACGGGTGCGTAGTCGAGATTTGGGACTGCTTCGTCACCGAGCGCTTGGAGACGACCACCAACATCACCGTGACGCTCCTTGCGTCCACGACCAACAAGGTCTGGACGCTCACCGAGATCACGGCCGCAGCGAACAAGATGCCGTGTCTTACCCAGTTCAAAGGCTCTGTTGTGGGAACGTCCACGACGCCCTCCACCGTTACGGGACAGTCCGTCGCCGTCGGGCAATTGACGTTCGGGGCGATGGCAGCGCAGCAGACCGGTGCGATCACCGCCGACTCTGACACGACGAACGGCTCATGGTCTACTGCACAGACCACGACTATCGGCTCTGGTGCGACGGGAATGGAAATCTGCACGCAGGCCAAGGTGCAGGCGACGACTGGGTCGACGCAGACGTTCAACCAGACGATCACGTCTGCCGACTGGGGCTCGGTGATCGTCGTCTACGCCGAGGGCGATATCGACTGCTGGACCCGGGGGACCAACTCGGCTTCGGCGGGCGGCACGACGTTCACGATCTCTCCCAGCCTGACGCTGAAGGCCCGTTCGGTCGCGTTCCTCGCCGTGGCGTGCGACAACTCGGGGGCTTCGGGAGTCACGCCGGTCAACGACAGTGTGATCAGCGACAACCGCGGTAACGTCTGGCATCGACTCATCACCACGACCCGGACTGGCGGCGCAGCGAACGACGGCACGTCGCTTGTTGGCTTCGTCTGTCACCTCGACGCAGATCTCGACCCGTCCGCGGTCATTACGATCACGTTCACGGCGTCTACCGCTGCGGTGATCGGGAACCTCTATGAGGTGTGGCCCGCCGCATCGACCAACGTCATCACGGTGACGCAAGCGCAGAACGCTTCGGCCACTGGATCGTCCACCACTCCGACAACGACCTCGGCGTTTAGCGTCACGGCCGGAGAACTCATCGTTGGAATGATCTCCGCTGAGCAAGGTGGCACTGGGTTCGCTGACGACACGGATGCTGCCAGCGGTAACTGGGTCCAGATCGGTTCCGTCGGAACGACGGGTGCGGTCGGTACGACCACCACCGGCCAGGCCATCGCCACCACCTGGAAGTTGACCACAGCCGCCGCTTCGCAGACGTTTAACTCCACGATCACCAGTGCCGACTGGGCCGCGGCCAACATCGTGTTCCGAGCCACCAAGTTGTGGTCCGAGTACGCTGGCGTCAACTGGGCATCGAGCGGCGTCGGGGCGAGCACGTCGCTGGTGGACACGGTCCCGAGGTTTGCCATCCCTGCCGGGTCGAGGGTCGTCCTCGTCGTGGGGGCGGACAACTCACAGAGCGCTGGCGGCGACGCGTGTGACCTCACCTCCTGCTCGGATTCGCAGGGCAACATCTACCACTGGCTGACCCGTGTTGTGCAGTCCCCCGGGGGGGCGGCGAACGACGGCACGAACCTCACCATCTACTCGGGCATCCTCGACAAGCCGCTGTCCACCTCCGACTACGTCCGGGTGACGTGGAAGCAGTCCACCACCTCGTTCAACACGTTGATGTTCGTCGTGGGAGCAGCACCAGGGATGGTCTCGACCCTGGTGTCCGACGACCGTGTTGGCGGTGCGGGAACGGCGATCACCGCTCTCGCCGTTCCCGCCAATCCCGCCGCCGACGATTGGGTCCTCGGTGCCGTGTCCGCTGAGATGTCGGCAGCGGTCACCGGGGGAGAGGCGGACACCACCAGGGGGGTCTGGCGAGCGATCAACAACGCCGATGGGTCCGGTGCAACGGGTCAGCGTCTGGAGACGTATATCAAGCACGTCACCGCTGCGGGGGCGCAGACCCTCAACGTCACGCTCTCGGCTTCGTCAATCGACTACGGCGCTGCAATCGTCTGCTTCCGGGCGTCCGCAATCAACACCGAGCACGCCGGGGTGGCCCTCTCCAACACTCCCGCCATCACTCTCGACTGTCCCCCTGAGTTCAACTTCCCTCCCGGGTCATGGGCAGTGTTGGCGGTCGCCGTCGACAACTCGTCGGCATCCGGCGCGATTCCTCTCACGTCGTCCAGCGTCACCGACAGCAAGAACAACATCTGGACCTGGCTCACAGCACAGAACAAGACCGGCGGCGCAGCGAACGACGGCATCTCCGTGGCGATATACCTCGCATACATGCAGTCGCCGCTCACCACGGCGGACAACGTCACTCTGACGCTCCCGCAGAGCACCACGAACAGGGCAAGCCATCTTATGCTTGTGCAGCCTGCTCCGGGTCGAGGGATCGCATTTGTCAACGGAGACAGCAACTCGGGCAGTTCCACGTCTCCGTCAGTTGCGACCACGTTCACAATTACCCCTGACGACGTTGTCATCTCCATCCTGGGTATGGAGTTCGCTGGCACGATCCCGAACGACTCCGACACGACGAACGGTGCCTGGATGATCTCCGGGTTCTCCCCCTACAACCGACAGATCGGCTCTGGTGATACCGGGTTGGGATACGGGGTGAGACTCAAGCAGGCGATCACCGCAGCAGGCACCCAGACGTCGAACGGCACAGTGGGTCTCTCCGTCGACTGGGCTGCGGTCATCGCCGGGTTCACGACGTATCCCGTCGACGCTCCTCCCCAGGCGATGCCTCCGACTCGGCGCATCATCGTGGCCGGGGATCATCGGGCTGTTCATCGTGCAGGACGGTGGTAGGTGGCTCGCCTCGGTCGGGGACAGCCGACGAACGTGATCCTGATCACTCCGATGACATTGACCGCCAACCGACAGCCGATCCCTGTGGTATCTCCGTACACCTTCCCGAAGATCATCACCTTCATGCAGACGCCCTGATCGGGCGATGATAGGGTCGGGAAACCTTTCGTAGCACGGATCGAGGAGCCTTGAACGAGCATCAGCGGTTTGAGCAGGACTGGTGGGGGACGTGTGTCAACACGTTCTTTGAGGAGTCGAAGCAGATCACCTACGCCTGGAACATGGGCCTGGAGATGATCCCGGACCCGAAGACTGGCATCTGGCCCCAGTACCCCTTGGGCGGCCGGAGAATCCTGGACATCGGGGGCGGCCCGGTGTCGCTCCTCCTGAAGTGCGTCAACTTCGGCCCCAGCCTGGTCATCGATCCCTGCCCCTACCCGGAGTGGGTGGACCACCGCTACGACCACGTCGGCATTGACATCATCCATGAGCCTGCCGAAGGCTTCCGGGTCCCGGAGCGGTTCGATGAGGTGTGGATCTACAACGTGCTCCAGCACGTCGAGGATCCCATCGAGTGCCTGGAGACGGCCCGGGCGCACGCGCCGCTGCTGCGGATCTTTGAGTGGATCGACTTCCAGCCGTCCCTCGGTCACCCGCACGTCATCACCAAGGCGATGCTGGACGACTTCCTCGGGGTGAACGGCTCGGCGGAGTTCTTCGACGGCTCCAGCAACAACACCTACGGGAACGCCTACTTCGGGTCGTACGCCCTGTGAGTCTGGTTCCTGGCATCACCTTCGTGATGCGGTGCCGGAACGAGGAGGAGACGCTGGGGGCGTGTCTGGCGGCGCTCACCCGGGTGACGACCCCGCACGAAGTGCTGGTGGTGCTCGACCGATGCACCGACGGCTCCGAGGTCATCGCCAAGGACGCCGCCAGCAAGAACCCCAACGTGCGCCTGATGAACTGGCTGACGCCCGTGTCGAAGGCGGGGTACGAGAACCTCGCTACCGATGCCCGATCCCCTCACAGCCTGGTCTCGCACTTCAACACGCTCTGGGGAGCCCGTCGCTACGAGTGGGCGTTCAAGTGGGACGCCGACTTCCTGATGACCCCTGAGATCGCCGCCTGGGTGAACGACCGGACCTGGGAGTCCGACGGCACCCCGTTCTGGGTGTGGTTCGACGCCTGCGACATGGACGGCCAGGTCAACTCGGAGCCGTACCTCACCTCGGGCCCGCTCTGGTTCGACAAGAACTGGTTCTGGGAGGACCGGTACACGACGGAGGGCCCTCGTATCCAGGACCACTCGGGGATGGCGATCCCGCACCTCTCGACGGTCGGCACCATGAAGCCCTACTGGGCCGAGCCGCCGTGGTTCATAGACGCCGATACCCCCGAGGCGGCGAGTATCCGGGCCGCTCACGACACTGTGGTGCGCCTGTGCGGCCCGGAGCCGGTGGGGATGGCGAGAGCGTCGAACCAGGCAGCCATCCCAACCCTCAACCGCATCTACGCTCAGCATGACGCACTCGTCGCTGCGGGGATCTGCCCTGTGGGAGGTTGGATGCTGTGACAGCCCCGTTCCTCGCCCTCAGTGATCACACCGCTCTCCTCTCCTCGGATCCGGCCGACAAGATCCTGCTGTCTTCGGCGGCCTCCCTTTGGACCCCGGCCGACATCCCCGGGCTGATCGCAGCGTGGGACTTCTCCGACACGTCGAAGATCACAGCGTCGGGCGGGTCGGTGTCGCAGGTCAACGGTGCGTACGGCACCTCCTACGCACTCACACAGGGCACCGGGTCGTTGCAGCCGACAACCGGTACGCGCACACTCAATGGGCTGAACGCTCTCGACTTCGATGCCGACGTGTTGGTCAACTCGTCGTTCCCCAACAGCACGATCCGCACGATGGTCGTCGTCAACGCCTCCGACACATTCGGGTACGACAGGAACCTGATCGGCCACGGCACGGGCAACTGGGATGGCGTCGAGGAACTGAACATCCACGGGAGCGGGTACTACTACACCTACTCCGGCACATTCGTTACGAGCACAGCGGCACTGGTTATCGGAGCGGTGAATGTTGTGGCTGCGACGCTCGCCACTGGCTCTGCGATGGTGCGACTCAACGGCGTGAACGGCACGCCTGCTGATCGTGGTGCCGCCGACTTCGGGTCAGGCACCACGCTCACCATCGGAGCGTGGAACACGACGGGTGCATACGCACACAACGGCGCTATGGGTGAGGTGCATCTCTACGACTCAGTCTTGAGCGAAGCCACCCTTGACCTGCTCGACGCATTCCTCGACCCCAAGTGGAAGCCCTGATGGCGTGGGCGTACTTCCAGAACCAGGCGGCGTGGAACACCTACCACAATGCTGTCTGCGCTGCGGAGGGCATTCCGAAGGCGGGCCGTAACGCTGCATCGAACGAGCCTGCGATCATGGAGTGCTGGACCGATGCGTTCATCGCTCCGATCCAGATCAAGAGCCAGGGCAACGTGACGACGTGGGCAGCGCAGATCCCCGATGCACACGTCACGCAGTACGACCCGCAACTCGGGATCACCGTCCCCGACTCGGCGGTGACGTTCTCGCCAGCGAACGTGACTCCGTCCACAGTGACCATCGCAGCGGGTAACCCTGGGGCCGGGACGTACACGCTCCAGCCGAACACGCTCACCTACAAGAAGGCGAAGCCTCCGACCGTCGCGATGGACGGCATCACCTACGACACCGCCACTGGAGAACCGATCCCGTGAGATTCCATATCGTCTCGTTGCCGCACACGCAGACCACGAAGGAGTGGTCCTGGTGTGCGTACACCGAGAAGGTCCGCAAGTTCGCCAACATGATGACCGACATCGGCCACGACGTCTTCCTCTACTCCGGCGAGGAGAACGAGGCCCGCTGCGCTGAGCACATCACCGTCATCACCAAGGCGGAGCAGGAGGAGTGGTTCGGCCACCTCAACTGGGAGACCGACCTCTTCCCCAGCGGCGGCTGGGAGCCCACCAAGACGTGGTGGACCGTGATGAACGCCCGGGCCGTCGCTGAGATCGCCAAGCGGGAGGAGCCCGGTGACATCCTCGGGCTCACCATGGGGCGCTCGCAGGAGGCCCTCGCCCAAGCCTTCCCGCAGATGCTCCCCTGCGAGTGGGGCGTGGGGTACGAGGGCGTCATCACTCCCTATCGGGTTTGGGAGTCGTATGCCCATATGCACTACGTCCACGGGACGCAGAAGGACACCACCGGCCGCAACTACGACGCCGTCATCCCGAACTCGTTTGAGGTCGAGGACTTCCCCTTCGGCAAGGGCGACGGGGGCTACTACCTCTACCTCGGCCGGGTGATCCTCAGGAAGGGTCCCCACATCGCCGGGGAGGTCTGCTCCCACCTGGACG